AAGCTCGCCGCCTTGATCCGCGAGTACGCTTCCTCAAGGATCACGCCGCCGTCGAAGTCAGCGAACAAACACCGGGCCAGCTTCACGCCCTCGGCCTGGGATGCCCCCTTCTCCTTTCTCGGGTTAGCCCCGAAGTAGGCATGAACCCGCTGCTGCTCATCGGAGTTGACCCGTTGGAGCCAATCCACGATGTCGGGGATCTCGGCGAGCGGGCACCACCGCCGACCGGCAGATGGCGGCAGCGGGCGGAATTCGATGATGTCCTCGGGCTCGAAGATCGCGCCGAGAAAGTCAATGCACTGGGAAAGCGTGTCCATGCTTGGTTGCCCCTGCTAGCTCAGAACGCATCGGCCGGATGGCAGAAGCGAACGTGATCCTTGTGGATGGTGTAGAAGTCGCACTCGCGCCGCTGGATCGGGTCGCGGCGTCGCTCGATCTGCCAGAGGTGACGCTTCCAGCCGTAGACGACGGCCGCGTGCGTGCGGCTTGAGTTCTCGATGATGTATGCAAGGACCGGATCTGAAGCCTTGGCGTCTTCCTTGTAGACCTCGTCCACGATCACCGTGTCGTACGGGTAGTCCTCACGACAGGTGAAGTGAAGGTTCGTCCGCACTTTGTGCTCCACTCGACCCTGAACCATGATGTCGCCCTGGTCGCTGTAGTCGCGGCGCACATTCGCGTCGGGCCTGACGAACTCTGGTGGCAGCCATATCTGCCAGCCCTTGTCGCGAAGCCTCGCGGCAAACTCATTGACTGCCATGCGGCTCGCAGAGAGGTCGCGAAGAAAGCCGTTGTCGTCTTTCACGATGCGGCGGCCTCCGTCGCCTGCCAAACCCTCGCCCCCGCCGTCCCGTGCCCTTTCCTGCGTGCCGCAAAACCCACCGTGGCGATCAGCCCGCGTCGGGCCAGCACGCCGAATACCGGGCCGAAAGCCCGCGCGTCGTGCGGCACCAAGCCGAGCCGCTGGCAGTGATCGACAATCTCTTCGCCGGTTCTCGGCTGCCCATCGGCCAGGAGATCGAGCACGGCGGCACGAGCCTTGTCCGCGTCGAACCCGGCGACACGTTCTGCCTTCGCAAGGCACGCCTCGCCGGCATTACGCCCGGCAGCGCGATCCGCGACGGTGGCTCGCTGAGCAAACAGCGGCAGTTCTTCTATGGCATCCATGCCGATCCTCCTTACGCCAGCCGTGGCGTTCTCGGGGTCTTCGTTCTCAACTGGGTCCAATCTGCGTAGGCAGACTCAAATAGTCCGACCGATCTGTGACCGAGGTGCATCCGGCCTGCGCCGGGCGAGGCCATCTCGCAGTGAGTCGCGCCCGATCGCCTCAGCCACTTCGACGTGCCGCCGACGCCAACCTCATCGAGTAGCTCGCGGATGATCCGCATGGCTTGCCGGGGCTTGCACGCCCATCCGAGAATCCGCCCGTCTGGGCTGGCTGCGAGCATGGCCCGGCAGGCTTCGATGCAAGGCTCAGAGAGCAGCCGCACAATCGCGTCGCCGGTCTTGCCCTGCGTCCACGCGATGGCGTCGCCGTCCATGTGCTCGCCAGTAAACCGCCACAGGTCGCCGTGCCGGGCTCCGCACTCGTAGCCGAGCAGCACCCACGCCCTAAGAAACTGCCCCTTGTCGGCACCGCTGCGGAGGAGCCGCTTGTCGTATTTCCGCGTGGCCTCGACCACCGACTGAAGCTGTTCGACAGTCCACGCCCGCGTCGGGGCACGCCGGGCCTTGATCCGCATGATGCCGCGCGGGGCTTCGTCAATGAGCCCGGATTCGTATGCCCACTTCCACAACGACACGAGGATGACACGCTCGCTGCGAACCGTGACCGTGCTGCACACAGCAAGCCGCCGACGCAGGTGATCGTTGATCGCCTGGGCGGAAACCGTAGGGCAGCCCCGGCAGACTCGCTTCACGTTGTATGCGTAGAGCTTTGAAACCACTCGCTCGGCGAGGTATCGCTCGGCAAGTTCAGCCATCTTGATCGTCTTCATGCGTCCTGCTTCCTTGTGCGGTATGCCGCGTTTCGTGCGGCTGCCGGTCGAGTCTCTGCCCTGGAGGTTTGCGTCTCTCGACTTCCGGCGTTGATCCGCACTGGGCCGGCGTTACGGGCGAACGCGGCTCCGATGCAAGCCGCTGCGGCCATCGCGGGCCGGTCGCAAAGTTCAGTAGCCGAGGCGATCAGCCAGGGCTTCCTCTTGTTCCGTTCGTGGTCCGTTCGTTCCCGGCCGCAGCCGCACGGGCGGCAGATTCCTCCACCGCTCGCGGGCCGCCGCCTCACGCTTCCGCTCCTCGATCACTTCCGGTCGCTGCTCGTCGGCGATCTCCCGGTCGATCTCATCGAGGTACGCATTCCAGCGGCGAGCCGCCTGCATGCGATCCTCATCCGGCTCGAAGTCGTCAGCGTCCATGCTTCACCTCTAGAACGGGATGTGGTCGTCGGTCATGCCGGCCGCGACCTTCGCAGCCTGAGTGCGGGGCTTGGCCTGCATCGCCGGCTTCGGCGTGCCGCTGGCCTTCACGTACTTCTTCACGACGGCCGAGGTCTTGCCCGCCTTGCTCGTGTAGTGGCTAACCTCGACGGTGAGTTCACGACCTTCGAGCGTCGCCGGATCGAGGCTCACCGTCGCGCCGTTGGCAGCCACGCCGAGAGCGTCGGCCAGTTGCTTGGCCCGCCAGCCCAAATGAGCGGGGATGTCGTCGAACACGAAGCGGTAGTCGCCCGTGGTCGTCGCCAGCCGCAGCTTGAGGCAGAGCCCCTGCGGGTTCTCGTCGGAGGTCTTGTACTGATTCGGCCCCTCTTCGGCGTGCCGGATGGTCATCGTGTGAACGCCAGCGGGCACGATGTCCCGCTCGATGTTCACGGTCTGGGTCGGTTCGTCGTTGAATGTGAAGTCCATCTCTGGAGTCCTTTCGTCTTTGGGTTCTGTCCGTTCCGTCAGTTCGCAGCCGCCGGCTCTGCCGGCACCAACTGCTCACGCTTCAAGTCGATGCGGGCCGTCAACTCCCGCTGCTGCACGCTCGTGATCCGGCCGGCATCGACCAGGGCGTCGATGCGAGCGGCGACGCGGTCGAGAAACTCCGCGTTGCCAGCCGAGTCGATGGTCTGCGTCACCGACGCGATCAGCGTCTCGTCGGGCGAGGGCAACGCCTGCCCGCCGGCCAGCCATTCGGCGATCCGCTTGCCGGTCTCGACCGAAAGCGGCTTCGGGTCGCCGGCAAAGATGCCCGTGCGATCCTTCGACGCCGTGGCGTAGTGGCCGTCGTGCACGAGGTCGAGCACCGTGGTGAACTCGTACTCCAGCCCGTCGCGGGCTTCGAGCTTCATGCCGAGCTTCGCCACCTTTTTCTTGCCGTGGTCGTCCACCTGGGCGGTCTCCGTTTTGGAGCGACCCGTGCAGATGACGTGAGCCGGCGAGCGGAGCAGCTTGTCCACGAAAGCCCGCCACCTGGGCGTGATGACCGAAAACGCCGACCACGTATTCCCGCGAAACTGGGCCTTGGCAACGTCTTCGAGGATCTCCAGGCAGCCGCCCGCACCGCTCCAGCAGTGCGTCACGCTGTCCACAATGATGACTTCGTAGCCGGCCTCTTCGGCTGCGGTGATCGCCTCGATGTACCGCTCAGGGCTGAACGGCGGGCGAAGGTCGATCACGTCGAAGTCGTGCAGCGTGTCGTAGAGGTCGCTGCTGCCCTCCTCCGTGTCGATCACGACGGTCTTACCGCCGAGCCCCTTCGCGAGGAGCAGAGCCCCGTAGGTCTTGCCGCCTCCGCTGGGGCTAGTGAGAAGCAGCCGCAGTTTGGTGGCACTGCGGCGGGCCTTGCGAATCTGAACCATGTCGAGTTCCTTTCGTTTCTGTCCCTTTTGAAAATCCCGGCTCCGCGTCCTGCATCACCGGGCTCGATCCCTTCCTTGGCTGCGGCGTCTCCGACGCCTCTCCTTGTCAGTGGTTATTCCCCCTGCTTTGGTTCTGTGTGTGTGTGCATCCGCAAACTGGGGG